TGAAATTTACGATTATTCCAGACGATGGTTTTGTATCTAAAGACGGTGTAGGGTACTCAGGCCTAACCTTCGCTATCGATGCCACTATTCACGCTGTCCAGTGGTACGAAGATTTTGGTGAAATTGAGTACAAGACGTCAATTGTTGTAGGCAAGATTGTTAAGCCTGATAACGAAAGTATAATTGAATTTGACAGATTTACAGCGGCATTAGACGCTTGGCAAGTAGCTCTCAACTTAGAGATTGAAGCACAAGAAGAAAAAATAAGACAGGACAACGCGGCTCTGTTAGTAAATTGAGTCGTTAACCTAGCGAGGAGCCAATTTTAACTTGGAAGGAGTAACACTATGCTATTAGATTTCTTAAACATAGGGTCAAAAATAATTGACAAAATATTCCCCGATAAAGACGAAGCGGAGAAGGCTAAAATTCGTTTGCTAGAGCTACAACAAAGTGGTGAGCTAAAACAGCTTGAAGCTGACATGAAAGAGCAAGAGCAGTTAACCCAACGTCACCAAGCGGACATGAACAGCGATAGCTGGCTGTCTAAAAATATTCGGCCTATGACCTTGATTGGTATTTTAATTGGGTATTTTACATTTGCGATGATGTCAGCATTTGGTTACGACACGAACCAAAACTACGTTGAGCTGTTAGGTCAATGGGGAATTATAATCATGTCGTTTTACTTCGGTGGTCGTAGTGTAGAGAAGGTTTTTAGAATGGTGGAAGACAGAAAGATTAAAGACGCCCCTAAATGATCGATGAACGTGCCCTGAAAGTTTTAGGTGTGTCTGATGCAGATGCTCAGAAATGGTTACCCCATCTTGTTAAAACAGCTAATCGGTGCGGTGTCAATACCCCTATGCGGGAAGCTATGTTCTTAGCTCAAATTGCCCATGAATCAGGTAACTTTAAGTTCGTAGTTGAAAACCTTAACTACTCAGCCAACGGATTGCGATCTATATTTGGTAAGTACTTCCCAAACGATGAGGTGGCGAACGAATATGCACGTCAACCAGAGAGAATTGCGAACCGAGTCTACTCTAACCGCATGGGTAATGGTGATGAGGCGTCGGGGGATGGGTGGAAATTTAGAGGCCGTGGCCTTGTGCAATTAACAGGTAAAACAAATTACACTAGCTTTAGTGTGCAGGAATCTAACCAAGCGCTATCCCACCCAGATCGTGTAGCAGAACCGGAGTTAGCATGTGCGTCGGCGGGTTGGTTTTGGCAGTCTAATCGTTTAAACGAGATTGCAGATACAGGTGACGTCCGTACAGTGACACGGCGTATAAACGGTGGTTACAATGGGTTAGAGGATAGGCAGACCAAGTTTAATAAACTCATCGTTGTTTTAGATCAGGCGTAATTATGACCATAACAAAAATTGGGCTACGGCCCGGGGTTAACAGGGAAGGTACAAACTACAGCGCCGAGGGATTTTACTACGACTGTGACAAAATTCGCTTTCGTTCGGGCAAACCAGAAAAGATTGGTGGCTGGCAACGTTTGTCTAATAGCTCGTTCCAAGGCATCTGCCGTTCGATTGAAAATTGGTCTACCTTAGCGGGAAACAACTACGTAGGGCTTGGCACAAACCTGAAATATTACATTGAATCTGGTGGCGGGTATACCGACATAACCCCGATCAGAAAAACCGTAGACCCAATGTTAGGCCCAGTGCCACCGAGTACAGGCAATCCGTTTTCAAGCGCATTTAACACGTTATCTGCGGACATTACTGCGGCGCAACAATCTATACCTCTAACTTCTGCGGCCTCGTTCCCATCTACAGGCGGTATCATAAAGATCGGCACTGAGGAGATTAACTACTCCAGCATCTCATCTAACACCCTACTTGGTGCGGTTCGTGGGTTTAACGGCACCACAGCGCAGACGCATTCCTCGAGCGCAAACGTTTCCTGCTCAACAATTATTGTGACCGATGCTAACCATGATGCCACTAAAAACGACTTTATGACATTCTCTGGGGCTACAACGTTTAATGCATTCACCGACGTCCTCCTAAACGCCGAGCACCAAGTATTTCAATACATCAGCACCTCGCAGTACAGCATAAACATAGCAGGTGTGTTTTCCACTGCGGTAGCTTCGGGCGGCGGTGCGGCTATTATTGCAAGCTACCAAGTAAACACAGGGTTAGATGTTTATGTTATCGGTTTGGGGTGGGGTGCGGACCCTTGGGGTTCAGGTGGGTGGGGAGACCCCGGTTTAACTAGGTGTTGGTCAGCAATTACGCTTATGGGCGGCGGACAATTATGGTGAGGACTTGCTCCTTAACCCCCGTGAAGGCTCCATATATTACTGGGATGCAACTACCGGGCTCACTGCACGGGCAAAGCTTTTAAACGACCTGTCCACAGCCGCTGGGTTCGATGGCACCTTTGTGCCCCATACGACTAATGAGATTACAAGTTCTCCTACTGAACGCTTTGCAATGGCTATGGGGGCTAACCCCTATGACCCAACAGATGCTAACACGGCATTTGACCCTATGCTTGTTCGGTGGTCAGACCAAGAAAATGTGTATGAGTGGGTGCCAGCTATTACCAATCAGTCAGGAGAGTTTAGGCTCTCGAATGGCTCCTATATTGTTAGTTCAGATACAACCCGCCAAGAGACGCTAATTTGGACTGATTCGGCGTTGTATTCAGCACAGTACTTAGGCCCACCATTCGTTTGGGGCTTTACCATGCTGGCGAGTAACATCTCAGTAATATCGCCCAATGCCATGATTACGGCAAACAATATCACCTACTGGATGGGTATTGATAAGTTCTATATTTATTCTGGTAGAACCGAAACACTTCAATGTGCCTTACGCCAGTATATATTTTCTGATATTAACAAAGACCAAGGTTACCAAGTATTTGCGGGCACTAATGAAGGATATAACGAGATATGGTGGTTTTATTGTTCGGGTCAGTCTACAACGATTAATAAATATGTTGTGTTTAACTACGCTGAAAACATTTGGTACTATGGCTCCCTTGCCCGCACTGCGTGGCTAGACTCGTCACTTAGGGAATACCCTATGGCGACTAATTATGAGAACCGTATTATTTACCAAGAGGTAGGAACAGACGACGTAGAGGGCGAGTTTCCCGTAGCAGTTACTGCCTTCATTCAGTCTGCCGACTTTGATATTGGGGACGGGGATAAGTTTGTTTTTGTATGGCGCATGCTACCCGATATTAATTTTACAGGCTCAAATGTGGACAAACCCTCGGTCACAATGACACTTAAACCGAGACGTAATGCGGGTGCGCCCTACAGCCCTGCGGATACACCTACTATTGCCAGTAAAGATAATTACACGGGCGGTAGACAATACAATATCCAAGAATTTGATGGGCAGGTGAATACAAGACTTCGTGGGCGACAGATGGCACTACGGGTTGAGTCTACTGGTCTAGGGGTTGCGTGGCAGTTGGGCGACATTAGAATTGATGTTAAACCTGATGGATCGAGGTAATCTAGATATGAGCACAGGAACAACAACTTCGCCTAACCTGCCCACGGCACCGGCAGAATATAGTTCTCGATATCAAGATCAGCTTAATAACGTTTTGCGCCTGTATTTTGCACAACTAGACAACCCCGGTCCTTCCGTTATGTCTACACAGAAAACTAACGCTAGAATTATTTCTGCATTGAACTTCAGTACATTACTTAACGGCGTTCAAACCATAAGCCTACCAACACAAGCAGACCTAGCTAATTTACGTGTAGGTGATTTATATTATGATACATCGGCGGGTAATGCCTTAAAGGTAAAAGTGTGACCAAAACATACTATGAATTATTGCTGTAAACCCCTGAAAATGTTACGATTGGCTTACTTACGAGACCCTGAAAAATTATGAATATTGAGGCCCTCAAAAAAGACCCTAAATACTCGTCTGTAGACCATCCATATTTGGAGTTTGCGGAAGTAGATGATATCTGGGTACGCGCATACGCTATGGAAAAATCCGAGAGTATTGCGGCGCAACATGTACATGTACATGATCATATGACTTTAGTTTCACGAGGAACTGTTGAAGCATGGCAGGCTGGTGCGTTATTAGGTGTTTATGTAGCCCCAGCGATTATTAAGATTTCTGCGGGTAAACCCCATGCGTTCAGAGCACTTACTGACGATGTTGTTTTTATCTGTTTACACAACCTGCGCGGCACTGGTCTAGAGTCGCCTGAAATTATGGAAGGTGCGTAACTATGCCTATTTTAACTGGTCTTGCAATCGGCGCAGCATTGGGTGGCGGTATCGCCGCCTTACAGGGTGGAGACATTCTTAAAGGTGCTTTGATAGGTGGCGCTGGTGGTGCGCTAGGTGGAGCGTTTATGCCTGCCGTTGCTGGCGCGGGTGCGGGCGTGGGTACTGGGGTTGCTTCTGGTACAGCTGCCTCCACTCCAATAGCTGCCGCTAATGCGATAGGAAGTAGTGGTCTTTACAGCGGGGCAACCGCCTCGGGTATAGGTTCAACAGCGGGTGGCGCGGGTGCACTAGCATTCCCAGTTTCAGCGGGGACATCAGTTGCAGCCCCTTTAGCATCCGGTGTCACAAGCGGTGTCGCTGGTGCGGGTGGTATTTCTGGGTTGCTGTCTCAATATCAATACCCGTTAATGGGTGGTCTAGCAGGTGGCGTACTAGGGGGCGCAGCTCAACCTGAATCTTCTGACGATCAAGACCTTGGTAATATTCGTGAATATTCTTTTGAACAAGAAGCTAACCCATTATTCGGCAATCCCGGTGAGGCTTATTTTAAAACTCAACAATTTAATCCCGGCACGGTAACTCCTGCTGGTTCTTACGGCAAAGCTAATGGTGGAATTATTGCGCTTGCTGATGGCGGTGACGTAGACCGTTACACTCGACCTATTAGAACTGCTGACCCTGCTGTTGCTGCGTATAACGCGCAGTTAATGGAACGTGCTAATCAACAATACAACGTTAATGCTCGCCCCGGCCCAAACCAAGTACCCGGTTCTGCTGGATATGTTGCACCACCACCTAGGGTCGCGACTCCAATGCCAGAAGATTACGAGAGTTTAGGTGGTTATTATTTTGACCCAGTGACAGGCAAATTTACTGAAGGGAAGAAAACAACTCCCGCCGTCGAAGAGCTAGTATCTGACAGTTCAAGTTATAGCGGCTTGTACGATGGAGGCGGAAACTTTAACGGGGGTAATAATAACAACGCAAACGGTGGCGCTATTAAAGAGTACGCCCAAGGTGGTATATCTTCTTTAGGTGGCTACTCAGATGGGGGGCAGTTATTAAAAGGACCGGGCGATGGCGTCAGTGATAATATACCCGCCCAAATTGGTACCAAGCAACCTGCTAGACTTGCAGACGGAGAATTTGTTTTACCATCGAGAATTGTTTCAGAATTGGGAAATGGCTCTACTGATGCTGGTGCTAAACGTTTATATGCCATGATGAATAGAGTGCAGAAAGGGCGTAGTAAGTCTATTGGTAAAGGGCGAGTAGCCGTAGATTCTAAAGCATCAAAGTACTTACCCGCATGAAAATACAGCATGTGCCCTTAAAGTACGCCGCACAGACTTGGCCTTTAGTTGAGTCTTACTTACAAGCGTCGTTAGAGCATGCGCGAGGTGAATACACCATTAGTCAGATAAAAATGAGTTTGTTAACTGGGCAGTGGTTATTAATAGTTGCAACGGATGATAAACAAAAGATTCACGGTGCTATGACAGTAGAGTTTCAAAATCGAGCCAATCATCGTGTTGCGTTCGTTACAAATACCGGTGGCAAGTTCATTATTGATGAAGATACGTTTAAGCAGTTAGAAAACATTTGCCGCGCTAATGGCGCTACGTCTGTTGAGTGTGCTGCACGTGACTCAGTTGCTAAGTTGTTATCCCGCTTTGGGTTTAAAGACAAATACAGAATTCTTGAGGTGCTCTTATGATTTATGACGTAGATGGTATGTTGCCCGCACGGGCATTTCAACGTGGCTTTAACGGTCGTATTATGCCTCAAGCTGGGGGTGGTCAAAGCCAACCTGCTCAACAGCAAGTTAATAACACCTCGATTCCAGAATACGCACGCCCATACGTAGAAAAAAGTTTAGGTAAGATGGATGCGCTTACAAGCGCGCCTTATACTCCGTACTCAGGACAGCGTACTGCGGCGTTTACGCCAATGCAAGCTCAGGCTATGGGCGATGTTGCTAACATGCAGACCTCACAACAACTTAATGATGCGTCAAATCTTGCTTATCGTGCTGGTCAAGGTGGTATGGGTGCTTACGGCAACTCACAGGGCTTACAACAAACATCGCTAGGTTATGGGCAGGCGGGTGCAGGTTACGGCAGTGCAGCCTCTATGTTCGGTAGTGCAGGTGCGCAACAAGCACAACAAGCGTCTGAGCAAGCGCAAAATGCGGCGCAGATGTATGGCGCTCAAGGGTCACAGTATGGGGCGCAAGGCGCGAATACAGCACAACAAGCACAACGTGCGGCGGAAGGCCAAGCTGATATATACGGCCAGATGGGTGCTGGGTTTGGAGCCCAAGCCGCAGGTTTAGCCCCTCAAGCGCAACAGTATGGTAGTAATGCAGCCAATTTAGGTATGGCGGGCATGGGGTATGGCGCTCAGGGCGCAGATATTGGCGGTATTGGTGTGCAACAGGCGCAACAAGGTTTTGGTGCAGGGCAACAATATGCTAACCAAGCTACTTCCCCGGGGGCGCAACAAGCATATATGTCGCCTTATATGCAGAATGTAGTAGACGTACAACAAAAAGATGCTATGCGACAAGCTGAAATTGCTCGTCAGGGCACTCAGGCTCAAGCGGTAAAGTCAGGTGCATTTGGTGGCTCACGTAGTGCGATTGTAGAAGCTGAAAACCAACGTGGTTTGCAAGATCGTTTAGCTAATATTCAGGCTACAGGCTCACAGGCGGCGTTTGATAAGGCGCAACAAGCACAACAGTTTGCGGCAAATGTAGGCATACAAGGCTTACAAGCGGGTTACCAAGGTTTAAATACTGGTTTATCAGGTACGGCTCAAGGCATGCAAGGCGCTCAGACAGGTATTCAAGGTCAGCAAGCGGGTTTAGCGGGTTTAAGCCAAGCCGGTCAATCTCTAGGCTTAGGTATGCAAGGTGCAGGGCTTGGCTTGCAAGGAACTGGTCAGCGTTTAGCTGCGGGTCAATTAGGTCTGCAAGGCACTGCACAGGGTATGCAAGGCGCGCAAACTGGTCTACAGAGCGTAGGGCAACAGATTGCTGGTGGTCAGTTAGGCCTTCAAGGTGCTAATACAGGTATCTCTGGACAACAAGCGGGTATGCAAGGCGCTCAAGCAGGTATGCAAGGCGTTCAAGGTGCAGTTGGTGCTGGGCAGTACGGGCTAAGTGGACTTGGTACTACTAACCAATCTGCGAATACTTTAGGTAACTTAGGGCAGGCTGAGTTTGGTCAGAACCAATCGATTACCGATGCTCAGATGCGTGCGGGCACGATGCAACAGCAACAAGAACAGCAAGGTTTAGATTTGCAATATCAGCAGTTCTTAGACGAATTAAATAAGCCGTACAAGGACTTGGAAGTTGCTAACGCTATGTACCGTGGTCTGCCTATGTCGCAAACTGCATCTTCTATCTACCAAAACCCCAGCCCTATATCGCAAGGTATTGGTACTGCTACTGCGGGGTATGGGCTGTATCAAATGAATAAAAAAGCTAACGGTGGTGCAGTTAAAGCAATGGCTAATGGTGGTCTAGCTACCTTAGGTCTGTACAATGCTATGAAGAAAGGGAGTAGATAATGTCGATAATGAGTATGAACGCTCGTATATCAATGGCAGAGAAGCTTTCTGTTCCGCAACTTCAACAAGCTATTCAGTCGGGGTCTCTCCCTGCATATATTGGCATCCCTTTGATTGAGCAAAAGAATAAAGAACGCTCACAGATGATGGCCGCCCAAGGTGGGGAACAAAAGCCACAAAGCGTTGCCGCAGGTATATTACAGCAAGCAGAACAACCCACTTCAGGTATTGACCAACTACCTAGCAACTTACCTACAGACGATGTGCAGGGTATGGCAGAGGGGGGGATTGTTGCGTTTGCAGGCGGTGATTTGGTGGATGAAGAATCTTTAAGTACACAAGCGGAAGCGGATCGGGCGTATTTAAAGGATATGTATAATAAGTTTGGTGCGGGTATTGCAGACGTAGCCACTATTCCATTTCGTGCATTAGGTAGTACAGGTAACTTAATCAATCGGGGGCTTCGCGCAACGGGTTTAGATGTACCTAATATACCCGGTAAATATACGTTAGATTATGGGCGAAGCATGACTCCTTTTTATGATGATATTCGTAAAACAGCCGGGGAAACTGCTCTCCCACAACCAAAAGCGCCTAAAGCAGATACCGCTAAAGCTAATACAGGTAAAAATCTTTCTACTACGACTGCACCTAATAAGGCAGCACCTAATAAGGCAGCACCAGTTAAACCTGCGCTTGAGCAAGTTGATGCAAAAAATATTGCTAAAGAAGAGTCTGCTTTAGATAAGTATGCTCGTATGTTAATGGGTTCTACTGAGGATAATAAGGCGCAACGAGAAGATGCTAAGAATATGGCGATCTTACAAGCTGGGCTAGCTATCGCAGGGGGCAATTCGCCTAACGCTTTCCAAAACATATCTGCTGGAGCATTACCTGCAACACAGCAATACCAACAACAGATGTCTCAGTTACGTAGAGATGATCGTGGGAATATTAAAGAACTTGCTAATATGGAATTAGGGCGCCAAAAACTCAGTGTTGAAGAACAGCGCCACAAAGACCAGATGGATATTGCTAAAATGCAGGTTGATGCAATGCGGGATAGATATTCTGGTGCAGGAGAAGCTGGGCTAAATAAAAGTTTAGCCGCGGAACGTAAATCGTATATCCTAGAAGAAATAAAAAATGGAACCCCCCTTGACGAGGCTATAAAAAAAGTAGACCAAGCGTTGGGTATTAGAGGTAGTGGTGGTAACAATGGTATGCCTACTAGGTATGTCCCCGGTAAAGGCTTTATGTAACCCCACGTAATAAAGGATTGTTATGCCTAAGATAGACGTACAAGGAATTGGGGTTATTGAGTTTCCCGATGATATGCCACCTGATGCTATTCAAAAGTCCATTGAAACTGAATTACTTCCTCGCTTTCCTGAGGTAGCTGCAAAAGCAAACCGTTCTTGGGGGGAAGCTGCTACGGACGTGGGCGCTGGGTTGCTTAAAGGTGCGGGAAATATACTACAAATCCCTGGTCAGCTCAGTAGGTTAGCTGGGTTAGAGGGTAGCCCTGAGCAAGGCTTAGAGGGTATCGGTAAAAACTTAGAAAGTTTTGGGCAAGAAGCGAAGTCTACTAGGTTAAAAGGTAAAGAATCTTTACAGCAACAAAAAGTTGATACCGCTGACGGAGAATTTTCTAAGTTTTGGCAGTCAATAAAAGGCGTTGCAACCGACCCAGCATTAGCTGTTAACTTTATTTCAGAACAAGTGCCTAACTTACTTGGCACTATGGGCGGGGGTTTACTCGCTCGTGGCGGTGTAAATCTGCTAATGAAAAACGCTACAACGGAAGCCTTAGGAAAAGCAGGTATTAGCGGGGCGGTTGGTACGGGCGCGATTATGCAGGGTGCAGATATAGGTAGCGATACTTATGAACGTATTCGCTCCGAGTTAATAAAGGACGGGGTTGACCCAGAGGAAGCTAACCAGACTGCACTAATTAAAGGCCGTGAAGCTGCTATTAACGCAGGGCTTATCTCAGTAGGCACAGCATTTCTGCCCGGCGGAACAACAATCGAACGTGCGCTAGCAGGTAAAGGTGCGCCCGGCGTAGGGGGGTTTACTCGTGGGCTTCTTGGGGAATCTTTCTCAGAAGGTGTTGAAGAAACAGGCGGTCAGTTTGTTGGTAACCTTGCAACGCAACAAGTATTGCCAGAAACAAGTTTAACGCAAGGGCTAGGTCAAGCCGCAGGTTTAGGCGTATTAGCTGGTGGCTTTTTTGGTGGCCCAGCTGGTGCAATAAATGCACGTAGTGACGCTCAGTTAGATGTGGCTAAACAAATGTCTACAGAAGCTAAAACATTAGCTGAAAATGTAGAGGACGATTTACTCCAAGCGCGTAGAGATGCCTACGCCGTAGAACAAGCAGAAATGCAACAGGATATTGACGCAGAACGTTTTCAAGGCTCGCAAGCTTACGCAGATTTATCTAAAAAAATAGATGCTATGAAAGCGAAGGCCCAAGCGTCTAAAGATAAGTACGACGCTAAAATGTCAGAGTTCTCGGCATTTACTGATTCCAACCC